GTTCGCGACGCGCGCGTGGATGCGCGCCACCTTGGCCCTGGCTTTGGCTCGCCGGTTCGAGCCTTTCACCTTGCGGCTGAGGGCTTTCTGCGCCAGCTTCAATCGCCGTTCGCTGGCCGCGAGTGCGCGCGGGTTCTCGATGACCGTCCCGTCCGAGAGCGTTGCCAGCGTCTTGATGCCAAGGTCCACGCCGACCGCACCACCCTTCGGGGCCTTCGCCACCGGCTTATCCTCACGCTCGACGGCCAAGCTCGCGTACCAGCGGCCCGCCCGGCGAGAGACCGTCATGCGCAGCACCCTCGCGTCGCCCACGCGCGCCGCCACGTCCTCCATGCAGTGCACGCGACCGACCTTCGGCAGGCGTAGCGCTTTCGGGTCACCTTCGATCAGGCCAAAGCCGCCGGTCGTATAAGCGAAACGCGGCGTGGCACGGTCCTTCGCCTTGAAGCGCGGGAAGCCCATACGACGACCCTTTCGCGCACCCCGGCGACTCTTCGACCAGTTCGACAAGCCCTTCGCCAAGGCCTCGAGGCCGCTACTGTAGGCTTCCTTCGAGTTCTCGCCCCACCAGATCACACCGTCATCATCGACGGCCAGCGTGTCCTTGTTGGCGTTCCACCAGCGGCGCAGCGAGTAGAACGACCACTCGGGCTTCTCGCCAGCATCCAGTGCTTCCTTCACGTGGGCGAGACCCACGTTGTACGCAAACCTGGCCGCACCCGCGTGAGACAAGAGCAGCCGCTCCTGCGCAGGAGAAGGGTCCAACGCGACCCGGACAGCTTCAAGCACCACGCGACCCTCCTTCCCCTTTCGCTATGTGCCAGTGACCTACAATAGTCTACACCCCTCAGCACGTATCCCACTTTGGACTGTTTCAAGTTGAAATGAGTCATAATTGGGATATACTTGCTTTCAGCTTCGCTCAGCCTCTCCATCTCGGATGGTGTAACGGCAGCACACCGGATTTTGGCTCCGGGTGTCTAGGTTCGAGTCCTAGTCCGAGAGCGCGAACGGGTGCGTCCCTGTCGAGAAGATAGTGACGTGCCCGTTGCTTATGCCCCAGAAAGCAACGAAAGGAAAGAACCCATGACTATTGGGGAGAGTAAGGCTGCAGAAAACATGAAGCGACGCCGCTTCTACGCCGCGGCCATGAGCGTCAACGCGCTCATCTGGTCCGCCATCCTCGCAGGCCTGGCCTACGTGGGCCTGATCGGCCCCGCAGCGTGGGCTGTAGCGCGGCAGGAAGCAGTGCTCAGCCAGGTGTTTACGGGCTGGTTGACGAAGGTCAACATGCCGGCCGTCCTGTGGGAACACGGGACCGTTTTCATCTCCTCCTACTCGGGAGATACGGCGCATCTCACGTCGGGTGAGACCGTCGCGATCGATGACATCACGGTCACTCACCCCCTCAACGTGATCGCCGAACGTGCTGTTACAGCGAACACCGTGACGGCGGGGATCGTCGTGGGCTTCGTCCTACTACTCGCGATCCTCCTGCGTCCCACCGACGTCACGGACGCGAGGCTTCTGGAAAAGGACCTGACGGGGGCATTCGAGTGGCCCACCCCGACGACGAGCGAGAAGCAGCGCCAGAAGGCCCGCGAGCGTCGCCAGCAGCGACTAGAAGAGTTCGCCGCAGCCCAGGCAGAAGCCGACACCCTCGACGCTGAACCACAGAACCACACGCAGGAACAGGCCGCAGGCGTCGAGTTCCTGGAAACCCGACTCTCGGAAGGAGACGCCAATGAATGAGCCGCTCATCGTCTCATTCGCCGCGGCCCTCGTCGCGTCCGCAGCCTTCATGGTTGCTAGTGTCCTCCTCATGGGTGACACGGTCTTTAAGCGCAGCGCGGACACCCTCAGTGCCACGCTCACGGTCGCGCTCATCAGTGCCACCTTCGCCTACCCGATCTTGACCCCCGCCGCCTACCAGGTGCCAGATGTCATCCATGCCTGGGTGAACTTCGGCTTCGCAGCCCTCGCGCTGCTGCTGATGATGGTCACGGTGTGGAACATGTTCCGCCGCTACCCAGACGTGCCCCTCACAATCCACTGGAGCGCATGGGCCATCAACGGCATCCTCGGATACGCCCTCTGCGGCTTCATCCCCACCATCCACTTCGTCCATACGATTAGCCCGTGGGCCTGAAAGGGACATCATCATGAACAAGCGCAAGTGGTCAACAGTTGATATGCGCCTACTCACAGGTGTTGTGATCTTCCTGCTTTTCATCTACTGCATGGGGAAGATCTCTATCGGGGTACTGGATTGGGGGGATCGCATTAATGAATCCCTAGCGAAGAGTGCTGCCTCCACTGGCCCTCTCGATGACCTCAACAACCTGACCGTCAACGATAATCCCACACCGCCTGAGAAGTACAACCGGGTGGAGCAGTTCGGGCCCGCGTGGAAGGACGTGGACCATAACGGCTGCGATACGAGGAATGACATCCTCGACCGCGACCTCACCTTCACGGATAAGCGTAACGCCTGCGTCGTCACCGCCGGCCGACTCACAGACCCTTACTCGGGCGAGCAGATCGACTTCCGCAAGGAGGACGCATCGAAGGTCCAGATCGACCACGTTGTCGCCCTCGAGAACGCCTGGCAGTCCGGCGCATACAACCTCACCCAGACAGGTCGGGAAGCTCTCGCCAACGACCCCGACAACCTCCTCGCCGTCAACGGCCACGACAACATGGCCAAGGGCTCCAAGAGCGCAGACCAGTGGATGCCCCCCAACAGCGCCTACGCCTGCGCCTACGCCTCTAAGCAGGTGCAGATCAAGAGCCGCTACGCTCTCACAGTGACCACCAGTGAGAAGCAGGCACTCGCCGACGCGCTGGCGACCTGCACCACCAACTGAAAGGACACATGCAATGGCATTCACTACAAAGGATGTGCGCCCCGTCTTCGAGGCTAGAATGGGGCCGACTCGCAGGTTCGTCGTTAAAGGCGATGTGGCGTTCGCTGTCCTCGACTCGGGTGGGCCTGTGCTCGGGTTCGTCAATTTATATGGGAACAAGATTCACGTAGAGTCATTTGTGACTCGCAACAGCGCCCCTGTTCCCCTGAGTGTGGTGCCGCCCCAGTGGTTCGCGAACGCAGGACGCAATCTCATTCGTTACATGGGAACGCGCGCGCAACAGGACTGGTGGAGAACACTCGTTGTAGTCAGCAAAGTCCTCAGCGGTAACTGTGGGACTATCGACCTTGACTCGCAGCACCCATTCACGCAGGGAACGGGGATCGTGCACTTCGTTGTCCAAGGGTCCAAGAGAGTAGACGCTCTTGATGTAGATGGGAAGCTCGTCGGTTCCTACACGAAAGCAGGGGTTGTGCAGGCTCTCACCTCGCAGCCGGGACCGATCATCTCCTGGTCCTAACCGGAATCAGAACCCAACGGCGGCACCCCTCCTCTCAACACGATAGGGGTGCCGCCCCATGTCACCACACGTAACCAACCAACCGAAAGGAATGACCATGACCCCCAAACGAAAGCGTCCCACCGACCTCACCCGCGACACCGTGTACGCGCAGAAAGACCTTGCCCATGTCCTGCGAGCTTGGGCTGACGACCTCGAGAAGGGCGGCGCAGACATGGACGCTCTCGCTCGACGTGGCCAACTCACCTCGTGGGTACAGAAGCGCACCGAGAACCAGATGAAGCACCTGAACGCCTCGTTCAAGCGCGTGCTCGCGTGCGCGTCGGAGGCTGATCGTCGAGGCGCAATGGCTGGTCGGTGATCGCTGCGAGGTTCGCCCCCGGAACTGCTGGTTGGTGGTTCCGGGGTTTTTCTTACCACCACACCCTTGTGATCTACTTAACCATTTTGGGGGATAGTAGCACTTGCAACCCAACTCAACCCGCAACTACTATCAAACACATACAACCCAACCACACACAACAAGGAGAACCCAGAAATGATCACCGCCACCCCCGCCCGCGCACGCCTCACCGACCCGGCCACCAGCTGGGACGCAGCCCTCGCTGTGAACGCCACGAAGTCGTGGCTCCAGTTCGCGGAACTCAGGGTCATTGAGAAGGCCGAGTGGATCGGCGAAGAGCTGACCGAAGAAGCATTCTTCACCACAACACTCACGCCATCACGCGTTCGGACCATCGTGTCCGACTGGAAGAAGCAAGGCTACGTCGAGGCTCTGCCTAGGCGCGCAAAAACCTCGACGGGGCGCACCGCCCGACTCCACCGCCTCACCCCACAGGGGTGGGACCTCATTACCGTCCTCCGAAACATCAACAGAAAGGCCAAGCAGCAGTGACAGAACCCGACCCATCCTCACCAACAGCCCCACCTGTGGCGGAAACGCTCGCCCGCCTACAGCTCACCCTTAAGGAACGCCAATCGAGCGCTGCGCATGCTCTCATCACAAGGGCGCGCATCAACGCTCAAAACTACCCATCGGAGGCGACACTGCCTCCGCGAATCTCACGCAAGAAAGGCAAAGCTCAACATGGCAGCGAAGAAGGAAGTTAAAGTCCTCCGCAAGTCGAAGAAGTGGGACGACCTCGCCCCGCGCATCATGGCTTACGCGAAGCTCCTCAAGGATCGCGTGAAGAACGCCGAAGGCCCCGTCAAGACATACATCCTTAACAACCTGGACGAGTGCTTCCCCGCAGTCGCCCAGAAGGGTGGTTACAAGATCGACGCGGATGTCCACGGCGACTCCGGCACGCTCTCCTACCGCAAGCCCTCACGCAAGCCGGGAACCGGCCTCAAGATCGTGGATGCCCTCGCATTCATGGCTTGGTGCGAGGAAAACGGTATCGAGCACAACGCCCAGCCGACCGTCACGTTCCCCGAAGAGTTCGTGACCCAGGAGAACCTAGCCAAGCTCATCGAACAGGCCGGTGGCGTGATGCCCGACGGCATGGATGACGACACGGCACTCAATGCAGCGACCCTCACAGTTCGTATGAGCGAAGAGCAGGCCAAGCACCTCGTGGACGATAAGCTCACCGTCCGCAAGCTCCTCGAGATGCTGGAACTCAACGAAGACCTCGCCTGACATCCCCTCACATGTAGAGAAAGGTTACCTACATGACCCCCAAGGCAAACGACGCGCAGCCCGCCGCTAAGAAAGCTGCATCCAAGACCCGCGCCTCCAAGATTGTTGAGAAGGCTGAGGAAACCACCGTTCCCATGTGGGAGGTTCCCGGCTACAAGGCGCTCAGTGAGGAGGAAATGCGCCGAGACCTAGCCGAAGCGGACATCTACTCCAAGGCGCACGCTCTCATCCCGTATCAGATGCGGGGAAACGCGGGTGACATGTATCTGCTCATGCAGATCGCCAAGCACCTGAACGTTCCCTTCATCACGGCGTTGCGTGGCCTGTCGTTCATTGGCGACAAGGACGTGAAGCCCGCCATGAGCGCGCAGCTCATGTCCGCTCTGGTTCGCAACGCCGGCCACACGCTCCGCGAGCAGTGGGACCCGGAGACCAATACGGCTACCGCCGTCATCATCCGCAAGGATGATCCCCAGTTCGAGCACGTCGCCGTCTGGGACGAGGAGAAGGCCCGCGTCGCTGGCTTGTGGGAATCGACTCCCACGTGGATGCAGTACCCGAAGGCGATGCTCACCGCCCGCGCCATGAGCGAGGTGTGCCGTCACGCAGCATCCGAAGTTCTCCTCGGGTTCAGCTACGTGCCCGAAGAGTTCCAGACGCAGGAATCAGCCTCGCGCGTCCTAGACATGCGCCAGCAGGTGCAGGCCGACATGGACCGCCTGCACCTGTCGAGCGAGAAGGCCATCGAAGTCCTCGACGGCGTGACCCTCCCCGGCATCCCCGTCAATCTCATGACTCCGCGAGAGCTGGAGGAAGTTAACGCCCGTATCGGCGTGATCGAGTACGAGCGCGACAAGGACAAGATTGACGAGGTGCGCGAACGAATCCAGCGGGGCCGCGACGTGCTGGGCCTGACGGAGGGCGCGTTCGCAGAAATCGTGCGCCGCAACGTGCGCCCCGGCAGGGGATACGACACCATGAACCTCCGCGAAGCAGAGCAGGTGCTCGACGTGCTCCTGCGTCAGGCGAAGAAGTCGGGTAACCGTTCCGGTCAGCGTCAGCCAGCCCAGCAGGTCCCGGCCCCGCAGTCGCCCGCGCATCAGCAGCAGGCCCCCCAGCAGCACCCAGAACCGGTTCGCCAGCCCCAGCAGGCCCAGGCTCCCGCCCCGCAGCAGCAGGCCCCCGCGCAGGAGTCCTACGGCCTCTACGACGAGTCTCAGCGCCCCGAGCAGTACCCGCCGCTCGGTTCCCAGAACCCGCAGGGCACATCTGGCCCCATGGCGATGATCCAGCGCACCATGGAGAAGCATGGTATCGCCGAAGGAGAGCTGCCTATCATCCTCACCTACGTCTTCGACGACGAGCGCGCAGACGTGGACAATGTGGACACCCTGAGCATGAACGACATGCCGCTCGTCCTCGCCGGCATCCAGCGTTACGCAGCAGAGACCAAGCCGGTCCAGGAACCCACCGCCGAACTTCCCTTCGACGGCGATGCGCCCGCCGACAACATGGAGGACCTGGAAGCGTCCTACAGCGCGCAGGGAAGCGAGGTGAACGATGACCCTGAAACGTGGAACGAAGGCTGGCCGGAAACGGCAAAGCCCGGCGGCGGCGCGAACTAGCACCGGCCCCACACAGCAAACCCGTGAACTCGTATACGGGCGCGACATGTGGCGGTGCGCCAGGTGCGGAAAGGATGTCACCTACGTCCAATCCAGCATCCAGCACCGCAAAGCCCGCGGCATGGGCGGCACAAACGACCCGTCGATCAACAGCCCCGCAAACCTCATCGTCCTATGCGGGTCCGGCACCACGGGGTGCCACGGCCACGTCGAAGTGAATAGGCGCGAAGCCCGAGACTACGGGTGGGCGGTCTCCCAATACGCCGACCCCCACGACGTGCCCGTCCAGTACAAGGATGGCCTGTTCCTCCTCGACGACGCCGGCCACCGTATCCCCACCAAATAACCCAACCACCTCACCACCTGAAAGGGGTGAACTCATGTCCAAGCGAATCTACATCGCTCTACCTCGTGACTACGCGCGCGAGACCTCCTACGCAGCCGAAGACGCTCTCACTCTCCTCGGCTACGAACCCGCCAACCCCGCCGACAACGGCACCAACGACCGAGCCAACCTGTGCATGTTGACCCAGTGCGACGGAGTGCTCCTCACGCCCGGCTGGGAGACCAGCCCCATGAGCACGATCGCCGTCACCGTCGCTAAGCACCTCAACATCCCGGTTGGCACCTACGATCAGTGGTCTGCTCTCGCTGCAACAGGTGGGCAGCGATGAGCCGCCAGGACAACGAGGCAGCGGTCAGCTCCCTCGTCATGCCAGAAGCGTGGACCGAGAAGGGTTCATGCGCGCGAGCCCTCAACCCCGACGCGTGGTTCCCCGAGCGCGGAGAGGCCAACACCCCTGAATTGCGCCTCGCCCTGCGTGTGTGCGCCGATTGCCCAGTCAGGGACCTGTGCCTCAAGGAAGCCCTTGCCCAGGGTCCCTCCTGTGAGGGTATCTGGGGTGGCACACGCCAGTCTGAGCGCCGCAAGATGATCCGCATGGGCTGCACGACCCTTGAGGAGTACAAGGCTCTCACCGGACAGAAGAAGGAACCCGCCGAGGTCCCCGATCTCCCCGAGCGGGACGCGCCCACCGTCGAACCCGCCACGCCCGTGAAGGACAAGACCACCACCTTCCCCGACGTGCTCTCGGAGGTGATGCATCTGCCTGGGAACTACACGATCGGTAGCCTGTTCTCGGGCTATTAACGGTGGCCTCGACCTCGGCGTACAACTCGACCTCGGCCCCGCACGCCTCGCTTGGGTGAGCGACATCGAACCCGGCCCCCAAGCCATCCTCGCCCACCACCACCCCGACGTACCCAACCTCGGGGACATCACGAGAATCGACTGGACGAAGGTCGAACCCGTAGACGTAATCTGCGGCGGCTCACCCTGCACCGACCTCTCACTCGCCGGCGCTCGAGCTGGCATGACCAAGGACACCCGCTCAGGACTGTGGGAGTCCATGTTCCACGCAATCACCGCTATCCACCCCAGGCTAGTCGTCTGGGAAAACGTCCAAGGAGCACTCAGTGCATCAGCTTTTAGCCTCATGGAACCCGAACAGGGATATTTGGGAGGACGGCCAACCGGACCTGTTCTCCGAGCGCTCGGGCGTGTACTCGGAGACCTTGCCAGCATCGGGTATGACGCGACGTGGACAGTTGTTCATGCTTCCGACGTTGGAGCGCCCCACAAGCGGGCCCGAGTCTTCGTTGTTGCTCACCCCCACGGCGAACCTTGGCTCGAACGGTGGGAGCCAACCACCCGAGAAACGCCGGGAGGGCGGTCATGGTCCGACGTTAGCGGACGTGATCGAACACCTCGAACCCTGATCCCCACGCCAACCGCGTCAGACTGGAAAGGCGGGTACCACCAGGAAGGGAAGGGAAGGGAATGAGCCTGTCCCAGGCAACCAGGCTCCTCCCCACGCCCGTCGCCCAGGCCTCGGGGAACAGTGCCGAAGCACACCTGCGCAAGAAGCCAGGCCGCACACAAGTCACCGACTTGGGCATCATCGCCCGCGAAGGACTCTTCACGACCGGAGGGAACCTTCTGCCCACCCCGCAGGCCACCAACGCCACCTACTCATCCGCCGGCTACGGGGCTAACCTGCACGAAATCGCAGGAACCCTACGCGACAGTTTCGGCCCCTACGCGCCAGCCGTCGCACGCTGGGAAACCATCACCGGACGCACAGCCCCAGCCCCGACAGAACCACCCCTACGCGAAGGAGGCAAGCCCCGCTTGTCTGTCCGCTTCGTCGAATGGCTCATGGGACTACCCGATGGACACGTCACGGGCGTGGGACTTTCTCGAGAGAAGACGCTACGCGCCCTCGGCAACGGGGTCGTCCCCCTACAAGCAGCCGAAGGCATCCTGCGATGCCTCCAGCAAGAACGCCAAGTCGCCCTCGAGGAGGGCTGGCCAGAATACACGCAAATCAACCACTGAAAGGAACCAACCATGAAAGCTGTCGCATACATCCTCACGCGCAAGCCTGAAGCCGACGCCGCTTACCTCAACGCCCAAGGCGTCCCCATCAGCGTCAAGGACGAGGCTGACGGCACAAAGTTCCTTGCACTCACAGTGCCGAGGGGACACCTGCGCTCAGAGCATTACTACTTAAATCCGGGCGACGCGCTCGTGTGGAACCCCGACCTCAAGCCGATCTCCGCCGCTGTCGTACCAGAGCCGCTTGTCTCGGCCATCAAGAGGTATCTCTCATCGAGCAAGAAGTCCCGTCGATGAACGCTGAGGACATTCTCAACGTCCTACGTCGCCGCTATCCGACGGCAGCGTTCGTTCCCGAGCTCACCATCAATGATGAGCAATCCATCATGGACTACTACGAACAGGGTGAGCATGAAGCTTCCGTGCGCCGCATCGACGCGCTCATGTTCGACAAGCACATCCGCACAGCCATCGAGATCAAGGTGGACCGAACCGACGCGAAGAGAGAAACACTCGCCAAAGTACGCGCCTGGCGACAGGTCACGCACAGGTTCTTCTATGCAACGCCGGCAGGTCTCATCGACAGCCCTCCCATCATGAGCGGGTCAATCGGACTCCTCTGGGTGCACCCGGACGGGCGTATCGAGTGGCGCAAGAAGTGTCGGCTCAACCCCTCCCCAGAACCGCTCCCGTTGATCGTCCAGGAGCGCATCGCACACCGAGCCAGCAGCTACGCACTCATCCCCAAGGAGCTACGCCCGTGATCCCGCGAATCACGCAAGCCTTACGCCCAGCCGAAGATGGAACCATGAAGCGCAAGAAGAAGCTCCGCTGGGGCAAGACCGGCTGGTGTACGAAGCCGCCCCGCAAGATCCGCTACCGAAACGAGCTCGACGCGAAGCTCGCCCTTGCCTCCACGCAGCGTTCACGTAACCCGCGACGTAAAGAACGCCGCTACTACAGGTGCCCAGAGTGCAAGGGCTGGCATCTCACCTCACACTGACTACCGCGCGGTAATAAATAGTGACACTTTGAACACTCGGGTCTCGTTCTCCACGGGGGCTAGACCCAAGCGAAACGAACCGCATCGCGCATAACGCTTGCCTTAAAGGGTTGATATATGGCCGAAAAATAGGCTTCAGGTGGCATGTTCCTATGTACTGGTTTAAGTTCGCGCACTATGGCGGCCTATTTGGTGCGAGGTAAGCGTAAATGTATTGTGATCCACTTAACCAATAAGGTGTAATGTGGTGCCACCAAACAGTGGTACCGTTACCACAATAACCAATCCATGCAGACGCAGGACAGAAAGGAAGTCGTCATGGAACAGAACCAGATCCTTGGAACTTTAGGAGCGCTTTTTCAGAAGAACGCTCCACTCACCGACGAGGTATATACGGCGCTCAAAGGGTGTCTGAAGCCCCGCAATCTCGACGAAGATGATTACATTTCCGGCGAGACGGTGCGTATCCGCGCCGCCATCGACTCCCTCGGTCGCCGTCATGGTAAGAACCTCGACGCTTACGTCGAGTACCAGACTGACGAAGACGGGAATGCCACCGTTTTCCTCATCATTGAATCCGAAGACGGCCACTGGTCGTCTCGCCATTCCAAGCTGACCTTCAAGATCAGCGAGGACGGCTATGCGAGCACCATCCTTGAGTGCTCCAGCCGTAACGGGGAAGACTGGTACACATATCAAATCCCCACCATGCTGGGGGTGGGCGCGGCATATTACTCCCTCCTCGCGTGGGAAGAGTACCAGGGCATCGAGTCTGGCCGCCTCGACGCAATTCCCGATGAGGACTCCTACCTTGAGGACTTCCCCGAGGCGCTCAACGACGGGCGCACGGAAGAGGAGCGCCTCACCTCGGCGCTCCTAATCCTGGCGCAGACCGCCAAGGAAGTCGGCGACGATGATGACGATGATGAGGAAGAGGGTGACGAGTGAACGCCACCTACCTACCTCCTACAAGCAAGGCGGTCTCTCTCGCATCCTTGCTACAGGTCCACGTGGACCAGGCAGAGCGCGTCACCGACCCCCTCACCCACCTGGAGAACATCTCCATGGGCGACCTGCGAGTCATCGACCGACGTAACGGTTGCGCTTACCTGCGCGACGGATCCACCATCACCGCCCGCCAGAAGAACGGTGAGTGGATCGTAGCTGCGCGCGGTCCCATCAAGCAGAAAGGACAGTTCCTCAGATGAGCTATAGGGCTTGGATCTCGGACATCGTCTTTGAGGCAGGAGACCTGTCCAAAGCGACCTTCACCCTGTCAGACGAACTAATGTTCGAGAAGTGGCTCGGGGACTACATCGCCACCCACGACGCCGCCTTTGAGGAAGGGGACAGGAACGAGATCTACCTAATGTTCGCTTGGGACTTCACCTACGGCCCCGACGGACGACTCACAGGAATCTCGGTCCAGTTCCCATGGGACGACAGCTACATCCCATACTTCTTCCTCACGGAACTGGCCGGGATCAGCAGGTTCTTCCGCGAGCGCGGAGTGCGCTTCAAACTGGTCCTTAACAAGGCCGGCGAAGACGACGACGACCGGTGGCAGATCACCACCACCCACGGCGGCGTGTGGGTGGCTCAGGGGAAGCTCGTGTATGGCAAGCGTGAGCGCGTTGCCTAAGTCGATCACGGTGTGGGTGCCGGGTAGGCCTGAGACTCAGGGGTCTACCCGGTGCTTCACGCCCCAAGGTTCCCGAAAGCCGGTCATCGTCCACGACAACCCCCGGCTAGAAGCGTGGCGCACCGCCGTCACCTTCGTCGTCAAACACGCCACCCACAAGGTCCGCTGGGACACGCCCCTGGACGAGCCAGTCGAGGTGGTCGCTGAGTTCTACCTCCAACCTCCTAAACGACCACGGTTTGAACTTCCCGCCGTCAAGCCCGACCTCGACAAGCTCCAAAGAGCAATCGGCGACGCTCTCGGCAACGGGATCCTCAAGGACGATAGCCGTATCGTCCACTGGGACGTATGGAAACGTTACGGCACTGAACCCGGCGTGAAACTCACGCTCACCCGACTCACTCAGAAAGGAGCAAACGAATGATGAAGGTAGCGAAAACCACGGTGCGCAGCGCGCTGTGCACCCTCCTGTTCGCCCTCGGGGCTGTCTCCACGCTCACGTGGCTTATCGGCTTCGGTAGCGGAATCATGGCCCTGTGCGCGGCAGTGTTCTACCCTGAGCTCGCTGTTAACGCGGCGCTCCCGCTCCTCGGAGCCGGGGCTGTCAGCTTCGCCGTCAGAGGCGTCTCTGTCTTCGGCCTGCGCTTCATGGCCCCGAAAGACAAGCGCCAGCCACTACGGAGTGACCTCGTTGGCTGGTTCGGCTTCGTTAGCGACGAAGCCCTGGAGGTCCCCTTGGACACCGGAAAGGATGTGCCAGATGGGTACGCGAAGACCACCAACTGACCGTCCGCGCCCCTGTCAGCTCAGGCGAACCCCCGAGGCCATGCAGGTCACCAGCGACAACCTACGCCAGGTCGCTAAGTGGTGCCACGGTGTGCTGCGAACCGAAGGCGGCAAGATCGCCCTCATCGAGGTCGCGAACACCATCACCTCAGACACCACTGTCGCCCGCGTCGGCGACTACATCGTGCGCCGATACCGCGGCAACCGATCCATCTTCACCCCCATTCCGCAAGACGAGTTCGAGCAGGAATGGACCGTACGACCCATCAAGAAGGAACCCCGAAAATGAGCAACACCGTCCAGCTCACTGGAAACCTCACCCGCGATCCCGAGCTGCGCTACACCCAGTCCGGCAAGCCCGTCGCGTCATTTACCGTCGCCGACAATCGACGAGTCCGCGACCAGTCCGGCAACTGGGTGGACGGCAACACCCTGTTCATGCAGTGCGCCGCGTGGGACGGACTCGGTGAGAACGTTGTCGAGTCCCTACGTAAGGGCATGACCGTGACCGTCACCGGCAGGCTCGAAGCTAAGGAGTACGAGTCGAACGGCATGAAGGTCAGGGGCTTCGAGCTCATCGCCTCCGACGTCAGCGTTTCTTTGCGCCGCCAGCAGGCCACCGTCAAGAAGACCACCCCCTCATACAGTAACCAGCAGGGCAACGGCTACAGCCCCAACACTCAGTACACGACGGACCCCTACACCACCGGGGCACCCTTCTAAACCCAGACAGGACACAAACGATGACCAACAGCTCCTCCCACATGTTTCCGTTCATGCTCACGCTCCCCGACGGAACCCTCCACGATGCAGTCCGCATCTACGAAGCAACCCTCGAGGCCGTCGCTGAATGGTGCGGTGGAGAAGTGGGATGCGTAGCCATTCCTGGCAAAGGCATCGTCGCCGGCGTCCTCTACCACACGGGCGTCACGGGCTACAATGCGTTCGCGCCCGTCGGCTCCTACCTCCTACGAGGATCCGTCTCTACCCAGCATATGAGCGCCGAAGAGTTCGACAAGATCTACACGAGCCTCTGACAGTTCATGTCCACCCAGACGGCGCAGCAGATCATTGCCGCAGCACGCTGCAACGCAGCTATGCTCCCATCCGAGCAAGCCGCAGCCCGCGAGCGCCGCAACACGGCACGCAAAGCCGCTCACAAAGCCCGCGAAGCAGCCAAACCAGTGCGCGCCACACGCGAACTCCCACCCATCGACGGCGCGCACTGGGTGCGGCGACGCTACGGCTCCAACTGGATCTACCCAGCCGTCCAAATCACCGGCTCCCACGTCGCACGCCTCATCGCCCAATGGGCACCACGCACCACCCGCTACGTCGAAACCCCCTCCATGTGGGGACTGTACGTGTGGAACAGCAGGCGCGGACCTGAACCCGTTCTCGCACAAGAAGGCCAGTACATTGTGCGCACAAAGTACGGGATGCGAGTAATGGAACCAGCCGTTTTCCAGCAGCTTTACGTCCAATACGAGAAATGAGGACTCTCTCAATACCTATGCAACGGGCGGAACCGTTGCTACCTCTAGCAAAACAAGGGGTGACGACAACCATAAGTACTGCGTCAAAGACGCACTTTTAGTTGCAAAACAACCACTTTTGCGGCCTGCGCAACCTAATGCGCCAACAAAAACCAGTAAATGCGCTTGAAAAACATTCAGCGCACGTATAGGCTTTCCATGAAAGCACGGAGCGAGGGGGTACCACTTCCTCACATCAACACAGAAGGAGACATCTATTGTCCACCACTAAGCTCACGAAGCGCTCGGGCCTCACGAAGGCCGTCACGCTCTTCGCCCTCGCCGCCATGGGCGTTATCGCGTCCCCGGTTGCGGCGACGTTCGCCGCCTCCGAAAACACCACCGACGACACGCCCGCCGTTTCCACCGACGGCGGCAACGCGATCATCTCCTCTGAGCAGGGGGCCTCTTCTGCCACTGGTGGCATCAAGATCACCGGCACGACGGTGAACGGCAACTACGGAGACAGCTTCTCCGTGAACTCGTCCCTGAACATTAAGGTCACCTACGAGGGCGACAAGGTTGAGAAGGGCGCGACCTTCACGGTCGGCCTTGGCGATGGCCTCCAAGTTCCGAACGGGTTCGACGGTGTCGATCTCAAGGCAACCGCACTTGACGGGGCCGAAAAGGTGATCGGCAAGTGCACCGCCTCTGGTAGTGCGTTTACCTGCACTGTTACAGAGGATGTCGCCGAAGTTCTTGGTGGAAATGGGTCCATCAAGAATGGCTTCGTGAAGCTCGAAGCCACCCTGACAAAGGACTCGGTTGGCAAGACCACGACGGATGTCGTGGTGGATGGTACCAAGCACACCATTGGGCTTGGTAAGGGCGTCGTGGGCGAGCCAGTCACCCCTGGCGACCACAAGTTCTGCTCCGCCTCCGGCATGAGCCCAGAAGGTCTGTACCAGTTCTGGTGCTGGGTCCAGGCCCAGGGCAACCCCGGCGACACGATCACCATTGTCGAGGGGCGAGCCGATGCCGTCTACAAGACGGGCGTTTCCACCACTCCGACGGAGCACGGCGACTGGGCCAACCCTTCGTCTAAGCCTAAGTCGAAGCGTGACGGCAAGACACTCACGTTCGTTGTTCCCGACGGTACCGGCACTCAGGAAAATCGTGTCGGCATCATGGTCACAACGTCCGAAAAGACGATGACCAACACCGCCACCATCAATGGCAAGGAAGTTTCCTCCACCGTTACGTGGCGAGCAAAGGGCTCGTCCGGCGCGGAAACGGGTGAGGACGAGAAGCCTGTCACCCCTGAGCCTACGCCGACCCCGGATCCGAAGCCTTCGGACCCGACTCCCACCCCGGACCCGACCCCGGAGCCCTCTGAGCCTCCGGCACCCACACCCGAGCCGACTCCCGAACCCTCGGAGCCTCCCGTGACCCCGGACCCCAAGCCGTCCGAGCCTCCGGCACCCACACCCGAGCCGACTCCCGAACCCTCGGAGCCTCCCGCTCCCACACCGGACCCCACCCCGGAGACCCCCAAGCCGGATCCGAAGCCCACGCCTGAGCAGCCGACCCCGGACCCCAAGCCCACCCCGGAGCCGTCTACGCCTCCGGTCACTCCCGACCCGAAGCCCAGCGTTCCTCCGGTCACCCCGGATCCTGAGCCCAGCGTCCCGTCCGTGACCCCGGATCCGAAGCCGTCGGAGCCCCCGGTTACGCCTGAGCCCTCCACGCCTCCGGCCACGCCTGAGCCGAAGCCGTCCGAGCCGACCACCCCGGTCACCCCGGACACGCCCAGCACCCCGAACACCCCTCCGGTGACCCCCAAGGCCCCCGCGCCTTCCGCTCCCGTCATCAATGGCGGGCTGGCTAAGACGGGTGCCGACGCTGGCCTGATCGCTGGCGCTGGTGTGCTCGCCGTCGCTGGTGGCGCGCTCCTGGTGGCTCGTCGCCGCCAGAACAAGAACTGACGCCAGTCAGCCAATAGGGAGGCCCTAGAGATGCAATACTCTCCGGGGCCTCCCCCCCTTTTTTGTGAGGCGAGGTTTTCCCTTGTCTCACAATGCTTTTAATATTGGCGCAGTAATGCGTGTAATGCTACAGTAGGGCATTAAGAAATACCCTCATAGAAAGGAGTAGTAATGCTCAAGAAAACACAGGTCACCGAGCTGATCGACGACATCGACGGCACGCCCGCCACCACCAGCGTCAACTTCAGTGTCGGCAGCACTCAGTACGTCATCGACCTGTCTGAGGAGAACCTGGACGAGTTCCAGGTAGCACTCGCTCCCTACATCAAGCACGGTCGCCGAACTACCACCCGCAAGCCACGCAGCGCAGCGGGTCGCGCCAAGCGCCAGAACGCGGCAGAGATCCGCGCGTGGGGTATCGAGAAGGGGTACCTCAAGTCCGCGCGAGGCCGTCTCGGCACGACTGTCATCGCCGCCTACGAGGCGGCACACCAGAACACGGACGCTCAGTAAGTAAAGCAGTACAGGAAAGATTCCCAATCATGGCTTCATGCAAGGACATGCCCGCAATCGCATTCATTGAATTCGCTGATATGCAGGGCGAAATCGACCTGCGCACCCTTCCCATGGGCACGCTGATCATCACCATAGGCCCAACCGATACGGTGTCCTACGAAGATCGCCAGTATATGAAGTGCCAGCACACCTGGGTCAGCCCCGACGGTGGGCAGTGGGACGACCGGTCACTCGCAGAAGATATCGACGGGCAGACACGCGCAGGCCGTCGATCTATCGTCCACTACGCCCCCATCTGCTGAAGCGCACACAGAGAAGCGCCCTAAGGGAACATGATCGGAACCCTTGGGGCGCTTCCTATATCCGTCGTCAGTCGGTGAGGATGCTGTAGATAAATGAGGGGAGCGTGTAGGGTATGGCTCCGAATCGCCCCTCGAGGTAGTTCTTGGTGATGTTGCTTCCTGACTGTAGGCCGGTGAACTCGGAGAGCTGGTAGAGCGCAGTAGCCCCGGCGCTGTTCTTCTCCGTGAACCAGATGCGCTCACGGTTGCGGATGGGGCCGCGGCCAATGTCCATGAGCGCGATGTTGTGGCTTGTGAAGATAAGCTGAGCTCCCGACAGGTTGGCGGTGGGGCTGGTGAACCGGTCGATGATGACGCGGCCAAGGTCCGGGTGGAGGGAAGCCGTCAGGTCATCCACGACAAGCACCTGCCCGCCGGTGAGTGCGTCAACGGCTGCGGCGGCGAGGGCCAGCCACATGATGCTCCCCGAGGATGCCGAGAGCGCCGTATGGGGGAGCGCGCGCTCCCCGTACTGGAACTCGAGAATGTGGGGGAGGGTCTTCGCGAGCGCAACCTCTGCAGTCTCCTTGTCTGACGGGGCGCGGCGCGCAGGTCGCGCCGACTGCTTAGGGGCGTGCAGTTCGATGCTCGTAGTACCAAGGTCTGCGACCTGAGCGAGCCTGCTCAGGGCAGTCGTATCGAGGCGGCGCGACAGTAGGTGCTTGGCGACGTGCAGGTATGCGTCCTCCATCGAGGGAGCCCCGACGCGGAAAACCTTGACCCCGGTCGTGAGCGCATCGCGGACGGGCTTCACCTGCGGGTCACCCATGAGGGACGCTCGAGTGATGACCAGCTCGTTCACGTTGACGTGAGGGAGGCCTTTCAGGCCCTTCACGGCCCCGTGCTTGTCGCGCCAGTAGATGGTGTTCCACCGCTTACGAGCGACACGCAGGCTCTCCCCTGCGATGCCCTCTGCGTTTCGGGAGAGGGCGTACTCGTAGCGCGCGCCGTCGTGGATGAACTCGACGCTGTAGACGGTGGGCTTCGACACGTTGTAGGGCATGTAGGGGAGTGCATTTGCCCCCAGGGGTAGGAGCGTGGCGATCGCGCTCTGTACGTGGCGGAGGGCTTCGAGGAGGTTTGTTTTCCCGGAGCCGTTGGGGCCGTAGATGCCTGCGACGTGGTGCAGGTGGTCGTCCCACTGGGTGCCTCTTGGCGGGTTGAGAGTGTGCAGTGTCGCGTAGGTGAGGTCAAGGGTGGCCTCGTCCCTGAGTGACTTGTAATTGGCGATGGTGAGGTTAAGGAGTTGCATACCCATAAAGTAGCACACATAAGCGACGGTATGATATTTTTTATCGCGAACACACCGAACAGTGTTCCGACTAGGAAAGTGAGACCGCCATGAACTCAGAAACCCACACCATCCTCGCCCAGACGCGCCTCCGCACGTGCCCAACGCCCGAGCTCCAGTACCACTGGGACAAGACCCAGCGCTTCCTGGAAGGCGTCCTCCACATGAGGAGTGTGGATATCTTCCCCGTAGCCTACTGGGCGTGGAGCACCTCCCTGTGGATAAAGGGAGCAAAAGACGACTGGACACGCCAACTGCACGAGCGCAGCGGTGTGCTCGTCGCCCCCGACGACGGGACCATCGTCGGCTACACGACATGTGTACCGATCAACCCAGTCAGCCTCGCCTCCGGCGCACAGTGGAGCGGGTCTATTCTCAGACCCAACACAAGCGAAGCCTACGGCCTCGACGCGAACCAGCCCATCTCCGTGGGGGACGGCTACTGGTTCGCGCACCCCGCCATCATGCACGGCCAGCAGATCGCGCACGTCCGCTACGTCAGCGTCGGCATGGGGCACGCTCCTCGCAGCAACAGGGCGCGCTGATCGCTCAGCAGTGCTCTACACGTATCGCGTCAGCAGAAAGGCAAAGAACGCCATGAGGACATTCTTTATCGTCCGAGGAGCGCCCGGTATCGGCAAGAGCACCTTCCTCAGCCTCTACCAGGCCCGCGGCCAAGTCGTCTCCCTCGACGGGATCCGCGACGTGTTCGCCATGCCCGTCCCCGACTGGGACGGCGTTCCCGGAAGATCTGTCCGTGGCGGCACGGAGGGGACGATCTCCCGCGTCCTCGAGGCTGCGCTACGGTCGCGCTTCGAGCAGGGTGGTGACGTGTTCTTCGACGCGACGAACCCGGAGCTGCAACAGTTCAAGCACCTCGCTGACCTGTCCCGCGCTTACGGCTACCAGGTCGCCGTCATCGACATGCAAGGCGACGCCACCGATAGCATGATCCTCGCGCAGAACGAGAAGCGCGCGGGCACCGTCAGCTACGTGCCCGAAGAAGACGTACTCAGGATCTCTGCGAGGGTCCGTGAAGGCACCCGCGAGTGCCAGCGCTACGCGGGGCGTGGCATGTGGGTGTCCGCCCAGTGGGAAGAACGCGACTGTGGGCTGCACCTGACCAACCTCGAGGCCATGCGCGAGTTCGTGCGCTCCACCATCGACGGCCACTACACGCGCACGCTCACCGTGAAGCCAGGGGAGAAGGTCGTCGTCATCGGGAGTGCCTACGGTGACGCTCAAACCCTCAGCAAGGCACTCATGGGAGCGTGGGATGAGACCAAGGGCGCGCACGCCGTGACGTGGGTGTTCCTCGGAGACACGCTCGCATCCAGCCCGCACGTCGCCCAGGCGTGGAAGATCCTCAAGTACTTCGAGGCACAGGCCAAGCAGCACGGCCACGCCGTTATCTTCCTTGAGGGGATTGATGAGACGATTCTGCGGGAAGCCCTCACTCGCGCCGTCAACCCCCGCAACTTCCCTGATGTCCAGCAGGCTATTGGGGCGATCACCCGCACGGGAACGCAGAAGCGCGACCTCCTGCACCACCTGAACAACCTCACCTGCGCGCTCACCATCCACACGCCCCACGGCACCTACTACGCCACCACTGGCGGCACAGCAAACCAGGACCGCACGCTCACTCCCCTCGAGTGCACCAACGGCGCGAGCGACCGCACCAGCACCTACCGCAGGAAGACCAACTACGAGGACTACATGCAGCCCCTCAACGACGCAGCAGCCCGCGCTGACATCACGATCATCCACGGCCACAGGAACACGCACCACGACATGCCCCGCGTCGTCGCCGTCGAAACCGCAACCGCGCCCGGTTACGTGATCCTCTGACCGCCTGCCGATACTCGAACACCACAACCACCTTCCACCGAAAGGAATATCCATGGGACAACGAGGCGTACACGCCACCATCACCCGAGATGAGCGCACCGGCCTCATCACCGTCCAGCACGTGACAGTCCAGTGGAGCCTCCACATCGCGCAGATCCTCCAGTTCGCCCTCCAACACGCAGACAAGGACGGTTACAGCCAGGATGAGTTCCTGCGCCTCCTCAAGAAGACCGTCGCCAACATGGAGAACATCAGTGCTTTCAACCTATCCGACGAGGACGACAAGTACTACGACAAGCACAAGCCCATGGAAGGCTACTGTCTCGTAGCCCGAAACTACGAGGACGGGAAGGAGTACCGCCTCGGCATCGACGACGGCGACGGAGAGCTTCTGACAAGCCGCGAGAAGTCAGATCGATACGCGACGCCCCGCGCGTTCGCCACGCGCAAGTCGGCTGAAAAGTTCATCAAGACACACAGCCACGCCCAAGACGCAGTGTCGTACCTGTGGGACCTAGACACAAACCAGTTCACGTTCTACGCGAACGACGGGTACGCCCTCAAGGCCTACGACTTCGCCTCAGGCGAGACCGTAGTCTGCAAGGAGATCACCTACAGTCTCGACCAGCTTCGCCACCCAAACGCGTCAGTCGAGTACGAGGGAAGAACGTCCTCAGACCTGATCGTCCCCCTCTACGAGGGCCAGCTTCCCGACAGCGACGCCGACACCGAGGACAGCGCGGAAGACCCAGACGACGACGCCACTCCACAGGAGCGCGCCTACCGACGCCTCCCGATCGCCTGGCCGACGATGGGCGGCGTCCCCGACCACGCGATCATCATGCTGATGAACCGCAGCACGGCCAGCTACGCGGCCATCGTGCGCGCCGACGGCAAGGAGTACCCCGCGAACCTCCTGACCATCGACCCGTACCTCGAGAACAAGTCGATCGACCGAAATCCCTTCGTGTACGATCCCCGCGTCGAACCCGAGGCACAGCCCGCCTACGTTGTCACCAGCTTCTCCGGCAACCCGCAGCAGTGGGACGGAGAGTGGGAGTTCTCCAAGATCAGCCCCAAGACCGGGCGCGTCAACCTGGCATACACCTACAAGGTGACCGGAACCCTGGTGGAGAACACCCTCGACGAGCTATTCGCCAAGGCCATCCAGGGCGGCGCACACAAGCCCGACCCGTACTACGGGCGCACACCCGATTGGCTGGCAGACTTCATCCGCGACGCCGGCACATGGACGGTCGGCGACTCGGAGTACTGGGCACGCCGGTGCGGCGTCGAATTTGACAGCGACGAGCAGATCCCCGAAAACGGTGCTGAAGCGCAGAAGCTCTTCGAAGAGAGTGCCCTGAAGTACGCCGACGCGATGGACACCAAGCTCGTCGCATTCACGGAGGGCACCCCACTCAAGAAGCGCCTCGCGACAATCCAGCGACGCTGGCTCCTTGGTCCCGCCGGTCGTCCCGTCATGCCCGAAGAGATCGAACTGTCCCCCATCGCGGGAGGGAAGCTCATCGAGGCCTACGTGAAGCCCTGGAACCGCTCCCTCGTCATCCCCCCCATGGTGGATACGCTCGACAAGCTCGTCTACCGAGCCATGGCTGCCGCAGTCTACGATCGTGCGGGCAACCGCGACGCCCCACTGACGAACCTGCGCCTCACCGCAAAGGACAGTGACGCCATCATGTGCGCAGCCTTCTCACCTGCCTGGTCAACAGCCGAGCGCCTCAACACGCGACGCTCTGTCATCAAGCTGAGCGACTGGATCGCGAAGCACTGACACAAACGAGCCCCGGCCACGAAACAAACACCGTGGCCGAGGCTCCCCCTCCCGGCTAGGTAAACCCCACCGCGAACAACCAGCTAGCCGACACAGGAAAACAACACAATCACCCCCTGCGCGAAGGACCCCTCACAGGGGAAACCCGCAAAAACCGAAAGAAACCAGACAAATGCAACGCCTCATCGCCCTACTCCTCGACTCCGACAAGAATCGCGAGATTATGGACGATACCTATAACACATATGCACGCGCACCTCGCGCGTACAACCGTGCTATTGGTGTTCTCCTCTCGATGAGAGAGCGCCATCCCTGGTGTATGTCTGTCTCATTGGCGAGGCGCAAAGGACCGGCTTCGAGTGCAGGGAATCCAGCCACCCTCATCGTGGCTTCTCGTAGCGGTGTGTTCAACGACCGCGGATGGGAAGCCCGCATCCCCGTCATTGAGCATGAAGGAGAGATCCTGATTGATGATCGTGATGAGATCGGTATGCTGCTCGCAAACTCCAACAAATCGGGCTCTGCTGGTTACCTGTACGCATATCCCATGAGGCTACGCGCACTTCTTGGTGCCGCAGCCGTTGCGATTCTTCACATCGCCAATGATGCCTCCATGCAGAGTGGACGAACAGAGTATCGCTCTGACGGCCAGGGGTGGACACCAGTCTTCTATCCAAAGGACAGGTACGAGCAGCTGGAACTTCTCACGTGGTGGTTCGGTGAGCAGAAGGAGCGCTTTCATAAGGAGGCTCACGAGGAACGCAAGTACGTTGCATTCCGCACGTCGGAAAACGAAGATGGCAACGGAATGATCGTTAAGGGGATTCGCAAGCGTGAACTCAACCCCGCTCCCTTCGACAGGAACTACATGACACACGAGTACACGGAGCGTAGTACTGAGATCGAAGCCCTAGCATCACTTGGGCACGATGAAGCGATGAGCTTGATCGCAGGCCTGGAAGATAACGCATACCATGCTGTTACAGAAGTTCTGTCTAGCAGGTGGATCGAGGTGAACTTCGAAGCGTCTGCTCAGCGTTTCCTGGATGCCAAGTATGAGCTGACTATCGAAACTGAAGGCGTATGGAAACATCCACATTTCAATAATAGCTCGGACGACATCAACCTGAAGCTGCTCATTAGGTTTGAGGAACAGCCGGATGGAAGTCGGGCTATCTGCGGTAAGGGGACAATGACTGGGAACTGCAACGGCAATAAGTTCGCGCAACACGTCGAGGGTCCCGTTGCTGAAGCGCTTTTCCGCGAGTTCGCTGTTAAAAGAGGCATCGTGGTAGCTTGTAAACGTGGCCTCGTCGAGCTTGACGAGCGGAACGGCTCAGATGTTCCACTGAATGAAAGAGAAATCTCCTACGAGGAGTATCTACGCCTTGGCCTTGAGGAGTTTATCAAGGTGCTGAACAAGGCAGAGTCCGTTGAAGAAGAGCTACCTGCTGACGACAGTCTCGGTATTTCTGATGCCGACACAACTTCAGAGGGTACTTCTGAAGCCCCTGCTTCTGATGCCGCAGCTCTTCCTGCTGAGCCTGAGCCGTTGGCTGATTGGGAGCGCGAGCTTCTTGGAGATCCTGTGGATCCGCGTCGTGAGGTCGCGGAAACCGTCGCTAAGGTGAGCGCAGTTTATCCGTGGCAGGATACGCTGAAGGTGGAGGATGTTAACGAGCTTGTCGCATCCCCCAAGCCCTCTGACTATCTGTTCGAGGAAGTCGTCTCGTGGCTGCGCACCTACGTGGAGCCCGGTTATCCGGTGATCTTCAAGGGCGACGCATCGAGCTACATCACGGAGCACATGGTGGCCTACCTCCAGCGCCCCCAGGGCAAGGCCGACATCTTCGGCCTCCAGGAGACCAAGCTAGCTGAGGGCGTCAGCATCCTCACCCATGTGGGCAAAAAGGAGGCCGTGAAGGTCACGGTTGACGAAGGCCCCAACTGCATCGCACTGAGTTTCAACAAGCGCCTACGTCGGATTGATGTTCGTGATGCATGGTTTGTGTTCACCAACGCGAACGTCAAGGAGCAGGCGTTTGAGCAGTTCGTGGCTGACGTCGCTGCGTCGAAGGAGCCCGTGCTCTACTTCGTTGCGGGTAGTGACAACAAAACACGGAAGTCTCTTGTTGAGGGGCGTGAGCTTCTGGCGACCTCACTGACCTCGGCAGACATTCTCTACCTCGCATACCAGCACGGAATGAACATGCCTGCCATGGTCGTTGAGAAAGCCCTGCCAGGCCAGAGGGGCCTCCTCGTGAGAACCAACATCACCAAGTAACCAACCCCCGCCCGCGAGCGCCCCAGGATAAGGGACCAATAATCCCCACCCTGGGGCGCTCACGTATAGGAGCCGCAAACTGGCTTTGTCGTAACCATCCCCGCCCAGCAATCCCTGCAACACTCTCCTGATAAGAGTCAGCCCACACCTACGGGAAGGAACAAGCAAATGGCATCCCTGCCCCCAATTAAGTGGCCCACAGGCCGCACCCCTTTCAAGGTTGAGATCTTCCTCCATGAACATAAAGGTGGGCGCGTCGCGCTCCACGTCGTTGAACTCGACACCGGCCTCATCTATCCGGTGTTCCTCCTGGAGGACATGGCCGGCTACTGGAACAGCGTCGAAGGCTGGCGCGCCAACCCATTCCTATGGGTCGAAGGCAACGAGGACGACGTGCGCATTATCCACTTCAAGGGCAACCCATCCACGTGGGAGGGCGTGTGGCAGACGTCCAAGAGCGTCGTTGACGTGAAGTCGTATTCCTTCTTTGCCGACACTCTCGATGACGGTGTTGACCCCGATAGTGGTGACCCCATCAAAACTTTCACTTTCGAGCAGGCCCGCCAAAGCAACGGCCCCATCGGGGCAACCAAGACGGCGAACAGTATCTTCGTATCTCCTGGAAGCCTCACTCGGTTGAGCGCAGTCTACAGGAACTACCTCGCCGAATACGACAAGTACGTCGGCATGACCCCCGAGCCCGGTGGCAACGTGACAGTCGCCCACAAGGAGTTCTGGACGAAGCTCTGCCAGAAGCAGAAGGGCGGCGAGGCCATCCTCCCGTACAAGCCAGCCGTCATGAAGTCTGACGAGCATTACCTCCTGCTCCACGACATGGTGCCCGCAGGCAAGAACGACCTGAAGGGGCTTGTCCCCTTCAAGGCCGGCACCCCCGAGTCGAAGCGAGCAGCGTACATCGGGAAGAAGTGGGGAGTCGCAGACCCCCGCACGGGCAGGCTCATCGGCTTCGACCAGATCCGCGTCGAAATCAGCCTCACCGGCAAGATGGCAACCGTCTACGTCGCTCCCTTCGACATGACGTTCATTATGCCGAACATGCCGGCCCTCGACGAGGAGATCTACCGGACCCTCAGCGAGATCATTGAGTTCGTCAAGGCTTACAACCCGGACCTTGACGTGACCTACCCGCAGGGCGCGTACACGTCGCCGACGAGCTTCCCCGTCCGTCGCGCTTCCAAACCCAGTTGGATCGTGCTCTCACGGAACTTCAACGTGCTGAACGCGCCTGCTCCCACCGCCCGTAAGCCGCAGTCAATGACCCTCAGTGAATGGGCACGCGCCAACTAACCCCCACATGTGGAGGGGCAGGGACACTCGTACCTTGCCTCTCCACTTCACCATTTCGAAAGGATCGCGATAGGAACACCCGCCATGCTGATCAGTCCATACCAGCAAATCAGTAACCAGCCCGTCTCCGTGTATGGGCAGTCCTTCGGGATGCCGGAGTTCGACGGTGAGGAGTACGACAAGAAGCAGAAGCGCGCCTACACGGCGTTCCTGCGGTCCCGCCCCGCCAACTACCTCCCCACCCTCGAAGCGCTACGCCCCCAAGGATGGGACATCCCCCGTCTGTTCGAGACCGACAGGTTCATCGTCACCGAGCCCTGGGACGCATCCCTCCCCGACGTCGCAGCCCCCCTGAAAGGCAGCATCGCCTTCCGCTACGACAAACCCCTCGAGATCACAACCTACAACGAGTACTACGAGAAGACCGGCACCCAACCCGTCACCTGCCCGTCCGGCAGTATCCCCATCGCCTCGCAAGTCAACCTGCGCCTCTCGCCCGAGCAGGCGAACAACATGCCCGACGGCTTCAAGTACGCCCAACGAGCCCCGAAGTCAGACGAATACCCTGACGGCGCGTTCCTGTACTGCGTCCCTAAGACGTTCCTCGACAAGATCGTGCCCTACACGCTGATGCTGTCTCGCAAGCCCCTCGCACGAACTGTCGAGCGCTACATGTTCCCCCTGTGCGCCTACAACACGTCCCTATACCTGTCCGTCGTCCGCGAATCCCCATTCACCACCCGCTACCGGGACACTGCCCCTATTGCTCTGTGGGCCCAGTACAACAGCGACTTCGACCGGGCCATCACAAACCTCATCGACATGTGGGGAAACCAAGGCTGGGTGCCCATGCGCGGCCAATACGCGCTCAGCACCGGCGAAGACCTCGCCTACAAGCATGAACTCCTCGATGACAAGCTCCCGGCCCCGCCAACCAACTAACCACTAAGGACAACCTATGGCCAGCCAGAACTGGACCCTCACTCCCAGCGGCTACTGCTACCCCGACGACGATCCCGAAGACGGGTTCCACCTCCCCCTCAAGACCACACCCACATCCCCCGTGCCTGTGCGCGTCGTGAGCTTCCTGAGCACACTCACCCAGCAGCAGGTGAGCGTCTGGGACTCCCAAACCCCCGACACTGCGGACCTCGTGTCGAAGCTCGACGAAACACGCATCTCCCAAGCGTTCCTGACGTCCGTCACTAGCACAGGCCAGTGGGGGTGGCTGCACGTCCCTGTCGATCACGAGTCAGGCCGGGTCGGTTTCAACACCATCTGGGTACTCCCTGCGAACAAGGAGCAAGCGTGAGGGGTGTTGCAGGTGTCCTCCAGGGCACGGCGGACGTGCGTGGCCGCGGCTTCTACCTGGTCGATGAGGTGAGCGGGCGAACCGTGCAGGTGTGGGTGCGTGAGCAGGCGGTGCTGCTGATGCGTCGGATGCTCGGCGTGAGAGTGCTGGTTGTGGGGCGTATGGATGATGCGGGGAGAGTGGTGTTCGCTGAGGATGTGCGTCCCTGTCCGATCCCCACACCAAACCACATGTGACCCACTTAACCAATAATCGGGATGCGTGCACCAGACACAAGCCCCCCCCCCGCAAGTAACATAGAACCAACCCAACCCCCAAGAAAAGGAAGGGAAACCCCGATGTACAACCCTGACGCTCTGACCCAGGCCATACAAACTGGCGTGACAGCAGAAAAGGCACTGCTCGATAGCCTCCGCGGCCCCAACTGCATCGCACTCAGCTTCGACAGGTGCACGCGCCGCGGTAACACGTGGGAGCCGCGCGGAGTGATCGCAAAGCACAAGGAGCAGGTGTTCGACCTGTTCGTTGGGGATGTGCGTTCCTCGAAGGAGCCCGTGCAGTACTTCGTTGCCGGTAGCGACAACAAGACGCGGAAGTCCCTCGTGAATGGCCGTGAGCTCTTGGCGACTTCTCTGACGCCGGCGGATATCTTGTACATCGCCCGCCAGCGTGGGGTGAACATGCCTGCGATGGTCGTAGAGAAGGCCATGCCAGGCCAGCGAGGCCTCCTCGTGAGAACCAACATCACTAAGTAACCCACACCCCGTGATCGCCCCAGAGGGAACGTACTGACTGTCCCTCTGGGGCGATCCTGTATGCTCGCAGCCTCTCATAGAGGCCCGTTCCTATGTCATAGGAGGTGGTCTCTATGTCATAGGGGCCGTGTTCTATGCAAGATGCGCTCATAGGAGGCTGCGAGCGGGTCATAGAGGCCCGTCTGGGAGTCATAGGGGTGCGGTGGGTATGGGAACGCCCCAAGGGGCGTGCAGCGCGTGTCTGCGGCCCCCTGGGGCGTTCTGGATGGTGGCGCTTAGGAGCGCGCGTACTGGCGGGCCTTACGTCGCCGCATGGCAAGAAGAATGCCTCCTGCGGTGACCGAGGCCAGTGAGCCGACGAGGATGTTGGTGTCTGCGCCGGTCTTCGCTAGGGTGCCGTCACCACCACTGGTAGTAGCGGTAGGGGCTGTACCAGCGGGGAGCGCCCCACCAGTAACCGCTCCATCGGTCCCAGTTGTAGACGTAGAGGGACCGGCCCCATGCACCACGTCGGTACCAGGAGTGGCCCCCTCGGTAGGGTTTGCCGGAGCAGCCGGTTCCACGGTTGGAGCGGGTGTTGTTGCGCTCGGTGCGGGGGTTTCGACTGCGGGGGCGGGGCTTTCTGGGGTGGGCTGCTCTGTCGGAGCTGGAGCAGGTGCGGGTGTTTCCGGTGCCGGTGTTGGGTCGGCGGGTGTGGGTTCAGCTGGAGCTGGAGTTTCCGGCGTGGGGTCCGCTGGCGTGGGTTCAGCTGGAGTCGGGTTTGCCGGGGTCGGGTCGGCAGGCTTGGGATCCGTCGGCAGCGCAGGCTCGGTGGTGGGCTCAGTCGTCGGCTCCGGGGTCGGGGCTGGGACAACTGGGGCAGGATCCGCGCTCGCGGCCTTCTTGTAGACGCGCACGTAGTCCACGACCATGCTGGCTCCCGCGCCCGTGTAGGCGTCCTTGTAGGGGATGGCATCCACGTACGTGGTGTCGCCGGAGTCCGAGGCCAGGAAGGTGCCACCAACAATCTGGTTGAGGCGCAGGATCATCCCGTTATCCTCGTCGAGGAACGGGTTGGTGCCCTTGATGTCCTTGTAGTTGACGACGTGGCTGGGCACGCCGTCCAGGTAGAACGTGATCTTGTCCCCGGTCTTCTCCACACCGTACGTGTGGAACTGGGTCTGGGTGGTGCCGTCGTTTGCGAGCTGGCCGTGGTGCTGCTCGGACTTCGACGGGTTACCTTGGCGTGGCGTGTGCGTGTTCGCCTGGAGGTAGGAAGCGTCCCAGCCCTTCGACTCGAACACGTCAACCTCCCCGTTGCCGGGCCATGGGCCGCCCTTCTCGCCTGTAGTCCAGAGAGAAGACCAAGATGATGGCGCGTTCTCGGGGAGCTTGATGCGGGCCTCGGCGTAGAAGTCGCCCTTGATGGAGTACTTGACGCCGTTATCGTCCTTGGTTTGCACCATGGCCGACGTGAAGGGGGCTGAGTAGGTGACTTTCTGACCGTTCTCCGTGCGCGTGCAGGTCCGGTCGATCGTCTCCATCTTCCGGGTCTCTTTATTCCACTTCACCCGTGTGGGGGAGTAGAGAGCCGTGATGTAGAGGTTACCGTCGGCGACCCGAACGTTCTCCGGGGAGTCGGTGTAGTGGGTCTGGGTTTTCAGGGCCGGGTCGAAGCACCCGTAGGCGTACCCCCATTTGGAGGTGTCGAGGCTGGTGCCGTCGAACTCATCACTCCAAGAGAGTGAGTACCCTGCGGGGGCTTCGGCGTGGGCTGGAGCTGCGAAGAAACTGGTAGCGACGCCGACAGTGGCTAGTACCATTGCCAGCAGCGCACTCGCAGCCCGTCTCCGTGCTGTGTTGACGTTGATCATACTTCCCTTAACTAACTGTTGGGGTTGGACAGCCTCTATCTTACTGACCATAAGGTTGTTGTCTTGTAATCCAACGGGCGTGGTTTATATCTCCAAGCGAAGAAGAGTCCCACGCAGCGCCATTAGGTGCTGGATGAACCACATGTGGCCCCAGTATCTTCGTTTAGTGGCACACTTACAGCACAAGCGGTCATAGAACGAGGTGAGAGCTTCCATCATGACCCGCACGAGATCGACGTCGAGTTCAGCGCCGATCAGACAATGAAAATCGCCGTGGCGGCGTTAGGCTTGGCCACGGCGATCTTCGAGAATCTAAACTCAATCCTCTGCAAAGGACGTGTGGGTAGTTGCAGCTACCCACGGCCCCATTATATTCGCACAGCACACTCTTCGGCATAGCGAAGCGCCCACCCCAACAAAGCCGTCGAGGTGAGCGCTTCATGTATCCCCCTCAGCGAGGATGCCTGTTATACATAGCCGAGCCAGCGTCCCGATGGGGCGAACTGGGAGGTGCGACCGTCAACGCTCACGACACCGACCGCCATGCGTCCATCGGAGGGTTCGAGCCAGTACCAGGCCCCGGCCTGTTGGAGCCAGCCAGTGTGCATCCTGCCGTTGCCGGCTAGCCAGTACCAGGTGTCGCCGTCGTTGACCCAGCCGGTGCGCATCGCGCCGCTGGGGGCGAGGAGGAACCAGCCGGTGCCGTCGTTGACCCATCCGGTGCGCATTTGGGCGCTACCGGGCTGCATGTAGTACCAGGAGCCGCTGATCTGCGCCCAGCCTTCCACGGCGCGCCCGTTACCAGCCAGGTAGTACCAGGACCCGAGGTTACGCCAGCCGCCGGCGTCCATGCGCCCATTGGAGGGGTTGAGCCAGAACCATCCGGTACCGTCATTGACCCACCCGGTCTTCATGACGCCGTCCGAACCCATGTAGTACCAGGAGCCGCGGTCGAGCAGCCAGCCTGTAGCCATCGCCCCGTTGCCGTTGAGCCAGTACCAGGATCCGCTGATGCGGTGCCAGCCGCCGCTTGCCATGTGGCCGGCGTCGTCCACCCAGTACCACTTGTCGCCGTCGTGAACCCAGGTGCTCGTCGCCATCACGGATGAGGCGTTCATCCAGTACCAGTAGCCTCCGTCCTGGACCCACCCGTTTTCGACGGCGGACACGGAGGAGTCGAAGTAGTGCCAGCCGTCGTAGAAGCCCTTCCACCATCCGCGTGTGACCGCTGGCTTACCGTCGTAGAACCAGTACGTGTGCGGCGTGGTCGATGCGAACGTGTGTCCCATGCCGACGTTCAGGTGCGGGCGCGTGATCCCGCCGGGCGTGAAGGTGCCGACGAGGGCCGGGATGCCGGCGTTGCGCATCGAGTAGCCGTCGAACCACTCGTAGCGGCCCCTCAGCGCGGGCAGGCCGAGGCGATCGGGAGTGCTGAACTCGAAGCCAGTATCCATGACCAGGGAAGGCGACAGTGTGTTCAGGAAGGATTCACTGTTCGACGTGTACAGGCCGTGGTGTCCGGCCTTCAGCCAGTCCACGTGACCGACCACGCCAGCCACGTAGTCTTCCTTGCCTTCGCCGCTCTCGAGGTCGGCAGCCAGGTAGGCGCTGCGCCCGTGGGCCGTGATTTTTGCCGTGTAGCTGATGAGGTTCGTGTTCGCCAGCTTACCGGGGTGCGCGTACTCCTCACCAGGAGACAGGGGCACGATCTGGACGAGCATGTCGCCCATCTGAATGCGATCGCCCTGCCCCGGCTTGACGTGCTGGTCGAACGTCGCCCCGTACGCGCCCTGAGCCCACGTCGCCGCGGCCACGAGATCGTCGTAGACCTTCTGGTTGTCCCACAGCGGGTTCACCTCGTCACTGACCGAGTAGGAGTCGTCGTAGACGGGCGTGTAGATGTGCTTGGGCTGGTACCGGTGAATCAGAGTGTCAGCCCACCCGATGTGGTCGGAGTGGGGGTGCGTGCCGATGAAAAAGTCGAGGTTGGAGGAGTTGATGCCCAGACTGTCGAGGTAGGGGCGCACCTGGTCTTCCTGCCCCCACAACGCGATGTTCGCGCGCTTCGGGTAATGGGGGTCCGACCCGTCTGGGTAGTCGTTGTCGTCGCCCGCGTCCACGATGCCGAAGTGGCCATTCGACTCCACGACGATGCAGTCAGCGCCCGACAGGGACAGAATGTGCACCTTGTCGTTACCGACACTCCCATCCGGGCTTGTGGTGACCAGGGGCGGGGTCTGCTTCGACGGCACTGACGGCACGGGCGCGGGAGCCACCTGCGGGGCGGGGCGGGCCGCTCGAGCGTCCAGCTCAGCCTGTTGAGCGTCAGCCGCTTCCCGATCCTCCTCAGACACGGACGGGTTACTAGGAGCCACGATCGACGCATCACCAGACGAGGAATCCGTCTGCGACGGGGCCGCGAACGAAGCAGCAGGGAATAACGCCAGAGACAAGGCTGCTACCAGCCCCGCCCCGACGGTACGAGAACGATTCATTGAGGGAGTGTTCCTTTCTACGAGAACATGGGAGTGCTCTCCAATCTTAGAGCGCGACGCTGCGCCACTGGCGTTTGGTTGCAGGAAAACACCTCCAGGCATGACGAAAGGCCCCCAACCAGAGAAGAGAAAAGATGGTCGGGGGCCTTCGCCGTTGTGAGGTGGGGCCCTTGTATGCGTGCTGACATCGTTTAACTCCCCCCAGGCCGATGTCCAAAACCATTGGAGGAGCAGAGTCCCTTGGTGCCCAGGCAGCCTCACACTACCTGGCTTAGGAGGATCGCCAATGGCGACCGTGCGCATTGTGGGACTCGAACCCGCAACCTCCAGGACCTACAGCCTGGCGCTCTTCCGATTAGAGCTACGCATTGTGGACTTCGAAGGACTCGAACCCTCATCTTCCCCGCACTGCGGCGGGTTGCTTTCCCCGGTGAGGCCACGCGTTGCCCCAAGTTAAGCTAGAAGCCCAGGTGTGGCGTGCGGGAGTCGAACCCGCCCCCGGCAGTCTCGTTGACGCTCCACCAGTTAAGCTACACCCTGTACTCGTGTCTCCACCCACTGTGGGGTGGCCCTTTCGGAGTGGCGGGACTCGAACCCGCATCCTTCAACTCTTTCATGCCGTGCGGCCCACGCCGCTCACGCCACAAGATCACTATTAAGTTAGAGAACCTTATTGTTTGGCCCTGCATCCCGGAGTCGAACCGGGGTCGCACTGGCATGTTCCGCTGGTCTACCGTTGACTTATGCGCAGGGCCTTTGGCCGGAACCACCAGCCGCGAGGATGGTGGTACCCACCCCCAATGTCAACTTGGTTCTTGTTGACATCCGTCGGGGTGACAGGATTTGAACCTGCGACCCTCTGCTCCCAAAGCAGATGCGCTACCAAGCTGCGCTACACCCCGTATTCAGTTTCACTGCCATTGGTTTGTGGCGGTGGAGCCGCTCGAGGGGGTCGAACCCTCAACCGTCCGCTTACAAGGCGGATGCTCTGCCAGTTGAGCTAGAGCGGCGTGTGCTGCCCGAGGCTTATTAGCGTCGAGGTCGTTGCCTCGGGCAGCTGTCCCTATCACACTTGCCAGGAGTCGGAGAATTTTTCCTCCTGACATGGACTAATTTAGCAGCGTGCGGTTCCGTGTGCAACCGTTAGGAACCCACATTCTGGTTAAGTGGATCACAAGCGTCTTGGGGTGGAGAAAAGCCCCAGGCTCCACACGAAACCTGGGGCATTCCCCTACCTGACGCGCTCAGGCACTTACTTCACTCGGACCCAGAAGTAACGCGCCAAGGTAGGGGACGTTTCTCGGACCTCCCCGTCAGTTGCCGAGCTCGGACACGGCTGTATCCACGTCGGCCTGAGCGGAAGCAACGTTCTCCTGGGCGGAGGCGACGGCATCCTCAGCTTCGACACGGTTGGCAACTGCGTCAGCAACGCCCGCGAGCGCGTCCTCGGTGCCCTTGTGTGCGTCGGTGAGGGCCTTGTCGGCGGTTGCGATGTCCGCAGCGTTGTTGGCGGCGGTGTCGTAGGCTTCCTGGGCGGCTTCCTGGGCCTTCGTGGCTTCGGTTGCGGCCTGGGTGGCCTGCTCGACGTCCTGCTGGGCGGGTGCGACCTGCTCGGCCTGTTCGCGGGCGAAGTCGTCGGCCTGGGTGGCCTTGTCCTGTGCCTTGGCCTGAGCGTCGGACGCTTCGGTCACGGCCTGGCGTGCGGCGGCGGGGTCGGCGTTGTCTCGGTCTGCGACGGCCTGGTCGCGCGCAGTCTGAGCGGCCTCGAGGTCGGCCTGGGTCTTGTCGGCGGCTGCGGTGGCCTTCTCGACGTTCTCCGTGTCGCGGGTGACGGTGGCCTGTGCGCTGTTGAGGGCGGCCTCGAGGTCAGTGAGGGTTCCCGCGGTCTCGATCTTATTGACCTTGGGGGCCTCCTTTGTCTCGACGTCGCCTTCGTAGGCTGGGTAGGCGTGCGTGGGCGAGTAGTTCGGGTCGAAGGCGGTGGGGACCGGCTTACCGCCCCACACGTCCACTCCAGTGGGAGCGTAGGTGTAGGCTCCCTTGGTGTTCTCGTCGGCGATGAGGCCAACGACAGCGATGTGGCCGTCTTCGCTCACGCCGATCCCGAAGGCGTTGATGCGTTCGTTGAGCATCGTCGCGTCGGCAGAGCGGATGCTGTGGAATGTGTTGAAGGCGTCCTGAGCTGCCTTGAGGGGGTTATTGTCTTCCCAGCTGGTGCCGGTTGACAGGGAACCGTAGGGGCGGTTGGTCAGTCCGTTGGGGCTGGTCTTGTCCCAGTCGCCCATGTTGGGGCCGACCATGAACCCGGGGTTCGTGTCGGCGTGCGCCTGCGCGAAGGCCTGCACGTCAACCCCGATGGGAGCCGGTGCCAGACCGTACTGCCCTCGGTAGTCGTTCATCATCTGGAGGAGGAACGCTCGGACGAGTTCCTGCTTCTCGGAGACGGTCAGGCCCTCCCAGTTGATACCGCCGGCTTCGGCAGCCTGCTTGGCTGCATCGAGGTTGGCCTGGGCGGTGTTGAGGGAGGCGGTAGACGCTTCGAGAGCGGCCTTCGCCTCGTCCTTCTTGGCCTGCGCGTCAGTGTTCGCGTTCTTCGCGGAGTCCAGGGCAGCTTCGGCATCGACGGCGGCGTGCGCTCGAGTAGCCTGATCGGCCATAACGGTGGCGAGGCGATCCTGCGCATCCTTGAGGGCGGCATTCGCCTTGTCGAGGTCAGCGTGAGCGGTGTCGGCTTCACCCTTGGCCTTGTCGGCCTGGGTGCGGGCATTAGTCAGCGCAGCCTTCGCGTCGTCGAGCTTCTTCTGGGCGTCGGCGGTAGCGGCCTTCGCATCGTTGAGGTCGTTCTTCGCCTTCATGTACGAGACGGCCCCGGCGGGGTCGGCCTTCATGGCAGCGTCGAGCGTGGCCTTCGCGTCGGCTTCCTTGGCCTTCGCGTCCGCGAGCGCACCCTGGGCGGCGGTTTCCGCGTCCTGAGCTGCGGAAAGCCGGTTCTGCGCGTCAGCCAGGGCGTTGTTCGCGTCCAGGAGCGCGGCCTGGGCGGCTGCGAATCGAGCCTGCGCGTCGGCGTGGCTCGTGTCAGCGGACACGGTGTTGTCCGGGACATATGCCGGCGCATATGTGGGGACGTCGAAGTTGCCGTCCAGGACTGGGGACTGCGTGTAGAAGCCGTCACTGTAGGCGGAGCCTCGTCCCAGACCCAGCTGAGAGGAGGGGAAGGTTGGCGTCTTAACTGTGGTGCGAGGAGTGGTGGATCGCGGCGTCGTGGGAGCGGTCGGCGCTGTCGGCGCGGTCGGGGTCTGGGTTGTAGGTGCTGGTGTGGTAGGCGCGGGGGTCGTGGTGGAGGGATGCTGCGCGAACGTGGGGACTGTTTGCTTGGCGGGTGCGGTCTTGTCGGGGTTGGTGCACGCGCCGAGGGTGGCGGCGGCAGTAAATGCGACGAGCGCCGCAATGATCTTCTTGGTGTTCATGGTTTTCCTTCTGGATTGTATTGTCGAGTGAAGTAACATCCCGAATCGGGACACTACATACCATATAGCGCCCGAATCGGGCATGCAAGTGGGAGCGAATCCGCGCATACACGAGCGCCCCAGAGTGGGGATTGTTGGTCCTTAACCTGGGGCGCTCTGCCGGGGGTTACTTCCTTTCAGGTTGTGCTGCGTTGGGGTTGATGGTGAATCGTTGTCCGTGCAGCATGAGTGCGTACTGTGTGAGTGTTCGCCAGGGGGTGTTGGCGGGTAGTAGGAGTGGGGGTTTGGCGATGGCCGTTTCGACATCGGTTTCGGGGATGCCGAGTAGTGGGGCGTTGTTTCTGACCCAGGCGTGCCAGTGTGCCCACATGCGTTCGCATGACTGTGGTGATGGGGTGGTTCTCCCTTCCTCCCACAGTTCTGCGTCGCGCGTGGAGCCCGCGCCCATGAGGTCGGCCCACACGGCCATGGGTGTGGCTGACGCTTCACGTAGGGCTTTGATGACGGGAGGAGGGAGGAGGCGCGCTTCGCGGACGGCTTGGAGGCGCAGCTCGTGTTCCTCGTGTGCGGCCTGGTGGGTGCGGGTAAAGCCGTCGAAGATGACACTGAGGGCCGTGATCTTGTCGCTTTCCCGCCTGGAGGCTTCGCGCACACTGTCCATGGCTTTGCACCCGTCCACGGCTTCAATGTAGGCCAAGCATGACGTGGCCTCGTCCTGCCCGAAGACCCTACACGCCTCCTGCACGGCTTCCTCGCTGTCGGCGACGGTGATGAGGTGGATGTCCGCGCGGGACGGCTCCCATGGGAGCGTTCGGAGGACTGACGGGCGCACGAGGCGCTTCTGGACGGCTACCTCCAGGTAGTTTTCCGCAGCGACGACTTCGGGAGCCTTAACGAAGCTGGGGGACTGTGCCCACTCCTCGAGGGTGTCGATGCAGTGGCGCGCGTGAGCGTCCTTGGGGAGGACGTCCTGGAACCAGTCCTCAAGGAACTCCCGCATAGCGCCTTCATCGCGCACGTTGATATGACCCTCCGTGTGGCGGTCCCACAACGTAACGTAGAAGCTCCCATTCGCCGCCTCCACGTCAGCCCTCCAACCCGAGAGTAGGCGGGGTCAGGACACTCACCTTGAGCGTGCGGTGACGCTTCTCGGTAGACGGGTGGATCGTATGCGTCACGACGTGACTGACCGTGTATGGCCCAGACCCGTACACCTGCGTAATCGCCACGTCCAGCGTACAGCCGGTAGCCGCAAGGAGGTCCTGTGCGAAACTCGCGAGTGGAGTCAACTCCTTCTTACTGAGCGTATTGTCAACTCCCATAGTCGCACCATTGACGTTGCGGGTCGTCGCTTCGGCGCTCCCTTTGCCGCCGTTCAAGACGACCTCTTTGAGGGCGTGCTCGACGCAACTGTAGGCCCCATTCGGACGCAGCTGCTCAGGCGTGTTAATTGCATAGTCCGCAAGGATCTGCCACGCAGCTTCCATCCCCGCTGCGGGACCGGTGAGGCGCGCTTCGACAGCGATGCGATACAATGCTTCCTCCTTGTCTGGTTGGTTTCGTGCTCACTGAATGAGCGTTGCTGTGTTGGTGCCGCGGCTACTTAGTGCGGCGCAGGACAAGGACCGTCTTCGTCGGCCACGGCAGGCGGTCGATGTCGTAGAGGCGCTGGAAGTGCTCGAGGTAGCCTTCGTCCCACTCGTCGTATCTGCGTTCAACGGTGCAGTCTCCCCAGTAGCGGATGTGCGTACCGAACGCGCCTTGCACTTCGCCGTACCACTCGCCTGATTCTCGCGGGAGACTGTCAAGTCCCCATACGGAGTGGAAGGCGATCTCGTAGAGGCTGGCCGGGTCAGCGTGGATCTCGAGGTTGTCCCAGTCGATCTGGTAGTTCTTCACGTTCCCGACGCGGACAACCTTGTTCATTGCGAGCGCGCCGACCCAGGTGAGGACTTCGCGCATCGCGTCTTCCGACTTGACCTTGAGTGACCGCGGTAGCTCTGAGCGTAGCTGGAACCGGACTCCTGCCCAATCGCGAACGATAGCCACGCCACCGTCAGCGACGAGTCCCCAGATGGTCTCCATCTCCTCGAACCCGTCATCCTGGCCTGTTAGTTCGTGCACGACACTGGACAGGAACACCACGTCGTAGGTGCCGACCTGTTCTTGGAGGTCTTCCTTCGTGCGGAAGGTGGCTCCAGCGTCCCGCATGGCGGTCTCGACCGTGGCGCTGATGTCGTGGCACTCGTACACGCCGCCAGCGGCTTCGACGCGCTCACGGATACCGCCCTGGACGGGCATACCGCACCCGTAGTCGAGGACACGCGCCCCCGGCGTGACGTAAGGGGCTAGGGCCTCCCACTTCGCATCGAGCGACGCAGCCATACGACGCACGTACTCGGGACTCGTGGAGTCCATGTAGTTGTCCATAGGTGGATCCTTCTTGTTCATTCGTGTAGCTGGTTAGCGGCGCAGCTGATCGAGCAGGTTCATCTGGGCGGCCAGAGTCTCAACCGAAAGCGATCGTGAAGAGCTGTTGACAGCGTCGGACGCTTCCTTCATCACGCTCATTTGTTGCTCGACGTCGTTGAGGAGGCTCTTCAGCTCCTTCTCGATATCCCATGTTGAGGAGAGAGACGAGGTGTTCAGCCTGTAGTTGCAGTAGTGATCGCCTGGCTTCCCCATACAGGCGCTCATGGACTTGCCGAAATACCGCATGAGCATCAACCTGATGGCTTCCACATCGAAATCGAAATGCTGCATAGTTGCACTAATCGCACGTTGAGCTTCTGCCTTAGCAGCATTCGCCGCCGCATCTCGTTGACTCTCCCAGTCATCTAGGAACCGCCATTCAGGGCCTCTGTTCGGGTCAACAAAGAGATTAAGCTTGCCTTTTTCATGCAGCTTCAGCAGGGTTGTCCCTGTCTCGTCGGGGCGGTGGAGGATGCGTTGCAGTTCAGCAACAAGCGCGAGAGCTGCACCCCGCTCTCGAATCTTCTCCCCTAGGCAAACTCCCTCCTGTACACATTTCTCAAACCTGCCAACAGCCTGGAAGTAATCGCGTGCTAGTCGCGAGAGGTTCCGCTGCGTCTCGTAGTCAAAGCGACGGAAAATAGGCTCTACGATCCGCCCGCTCGGATCATCAAAGTACGCCGTAAACTCCTGACGATTCTCACGGACAAGAGGGAGCGTGCTGGCAACCTCATAGACTAGTTGTCCCCCACATCGGTACGCTTCGACACCCTCGGCAATGAACTGGTCAGCGTAGCCAACCTTCGCGAGGTTCAGCACGCTTTCCGACAGGCTAGAGGCAAGCTGGTTAATGTAGTCGTTATTGGTCATGGTGTTCCTTCCTTACTGGCCTACAGGCTCTTGGTTTGTGTGCTGTGGTTGTGCTTATTTGTGTGTTACTCAACGGGGGGTTGCGAACAGTCCGAGGAGAATAACCATCAATATGGCAGGGGAGCAAACGGCAAGAACGAGACCAACGGCAGCGAAAAAGGCTTCCTCGTTTGATGTGAGTCCTCCGAATCGTCCGTGGCAACGAACGAACCAAATGTACCTATCTTTGATGGCCGCGACCTTCTGCCACGCATATCCGTTGCCCCTGTAGTATCCACCGTTGAGCAAGTGCTCTTCCTTGATGTAGCGCCAGTAGCGCATACGCTCCTCGTTTTTGTACGAGGGGTCAAGGCGGTACTTTGTCTCGTATGCACTTTCGAGCTTTTCTGCGATATATCCGAGTTCGCAGATGGCGTTGGAGGTGTTTTTGATGTAAACCTCGCGCTTCTGGAGTTCGTACTCCTTATGCAGATCGTCAATCTTGCCAATTCCTAGCATGTTCATTAGCTTCTCCTATTAGCGGTGTTCGTTGAGTAGTGCTTGGGTGTGGGCCATGATGCGCACGAGCGAGTCGATGCGGGCTGCCGGAGCGGCGGTGGGGGTGCGCCAGGTGTTCCAGTCGTCGGTGCTGCCGTTGTCGGCGTTGTAGGCGTTGAGTGCTCGCGTGAGTGCCTGGCAGTGGCCTTCTCCTGCGAGAGCCGTGGTCTCGGCGCGCAGGATAGTTGCTGCAGCTCCCAGGAGGATGATGAGGTCTGCGGGGGAACGCAGGGGGTCACCGTCGAGTTCCGCGTCCGCGTACACGCCGAGGATTGTGCGTTCAGCGTCGATAGCTGCGGGGGTGAGCGGGGCCCGGTCGTAACGCCAGGCGATCTCCTGGTCGAGGAGGCCGGCCCCGATGATGACGGTGTACGTCGTGGCTTCCGCAACTTCGCGGATGTTAGCGGTGGGCATTCTGGCGGCTCCCCACTGAAATCCATGTCGCACTGGCGATAACGAATGCGACGCCGACAACGCCGAAGGAGACGCCGAGCCAGTAGTCCCACGCGCCTCCATCACCAACGGCGGTCAGGTGGATGAGGAGGGCGATGAGTAGGAGGGCGCTTGTGAGGGCTCCTGTTACGAATGCGTATGCTTGCCGCATTTGCTTCTCCTTCTTTGCTTTCTGGTGTTGATTGGTAGTTTAGTCGGTTTTATCTTGTGCGCAAGCGTGTTCATATACCAAATTGGTTAAGTGGATCACATGAGGGGAGGAAGGGGGAGAGACAAAAACAGGACCGGCCCAAACCCACACGGAGAGGTTCAGGCCGGCCCATAACCCAGAAAGCGGAAGGAACCCAAAGGGTCACCGCCAGACCGATCATACACGCCAAACGACTAACCAGTCCACTCAAGACCCCGCTTGTCTGGAGCTAACAGCTACACGCCATTACGTTCCCTCACGGAGCCTTGGTAGATGTAGGCGTTGTGGACGCCAAAATGGATGGATCGGTCGATGGGGCTTTGTCTGCGCATCAGTTTCTTATCGCTCGCGTAGGTTCCTCTGACGGGGAGTGTATGCCAGATCCCGCCGGTACCTCGGAACATGTCAGTTTCGAGTTCCTGAACCCAGATTGTCTTGGCTGTCGCGCGGACAACCTCGTAGAACAGGCCGCCCATTTGGAGAATGGTGCCAACGGGCATGACCTGTGGCGGTGTGGTAGTTATTGGAGTCTTCCTTTCGTTGGTCTTAGGTGTTTAGGTGTCGTATCGGGGGTCATGGACTTCGCCGCGATATCGGCGCACCTGGTGGCCCCGAATGTAGAGCTTGCCGTCCTTGTGGAGGCGGCAGGGGATGATGGTGTCGTTCACGAAGCCTCCCTGAACGGGGATGCGAGCGAAGTCAAAGGTGCGCAGGACAAACGCTTCGACGGTTGTCACTTGACGCAGCCAGACTGTTTTCGGCGCGCTGCGCACAACTTCGTAGTAGTAAATGCCTTCACGCGGATCATAGACGCGGACGATCGCTTCAACCGGCATGAGAGGCTTGGGCTTATCCATGAGAGGTTCCTATTCAGGCTTGTGCACGATGTCCTTGGTCGGGTGGAGGCGGGTGTTCGCGTTGGGGCGGATGCTGCCCGTGTTGTCGATGCGGCGCACGATGGGGTCTCCGATCAGTGTTGAGCGGCTGATCGTCGGCGGCGCGGTTCTCGAGTGGGTGACTTCGAGTTCTTGGAGCCAGAGAGTCTTCTCGGTGCGCTTTACGACCTTCCAAGCGCGCTCAGCTACCGGGGACCAGTAGATCGTCCCCACTGGCGGGAGAGTGAACCGGTTCCTGATGTGATGAGGCATGGTTTCGTAGCTCCCTCTTCTACTGGCCGGGCCGGTAGATGTCGTTGTACAGGTCCGCGTACACGCCCTTGTGGATGCACAGGCACGCGTCTTGGAGGACTCGGCACTGGCGTAGGGGAACGTCCGTGCGGGTCATGCCGAGCATGGGTTCTCCTGCGGTGTTGGTGACGAGTTGGCGTAGCCACACGGTTTTTTCGGTGCGGCGTTCGACCTGCCAGTACTCGTCCTCGCGCAGGTACTTGCACCACTTAATGCGGCTTAGCCGGTAGATGGTTCCGATCGGTGGTGCGACGAGCTCGTACTTCGTCATGTTCTTTGGCCCTTTCTTTCTTCGTGGGTACGTGGATGCTACCTGTATAGCTCCTGGGGGGGGTGGGGAGCATAGGCGCGCCGACAGGATGGGCGTAATCGAATCTTCCTGTCGCTCATCCCTAAGCCGACGCACCGTCACGCACACTGTCAATGCTTGATCCGCCCTTGCTTGTCACGCGCAGAGCCCAGTCCGACTTCCGGGAATGTCACGTGAGCGAGTGTCTTTCCGTCCGCAAGGTTCGGGTGGGAGAACCAATAGCCGCGCCCAACGCTTACACGGCGAGTGGGAGGCACGCCCGCTGCCGTGCACGTCTCGGGGGTGAGTGTGTATGAATCCCACGTCACGCGCCCTAGCTCGTCCACGCTTGGCGCAGATTCCGTGTATCCGCAGATCGTCCCGTCTCCATCAACCAGTACGCCATGATGCTCGATGTTGCGGCGCTCAAGTACGCGCTTTTCTGCTTTGGATGCCTTACCGATGGCCTCGGCCCAAGCGGTTACAGGAGCAGGGTCCGCGTCAGTCATGCGTAGCTTGTTCTGCAAGTGGTGTCGGACCTTGTTCGCGTAGTAGTCATCTACTGGCTGTGCGCCTGCTTTCGCGCCGTTTGCTCCACCGCCGTTCATGCGGCGTTCGATTTCCTGGAAGATATGGGCTGTCCCTCTGGGGGCGCGCTTGTAGGTCTCATCGACGCGGATGTTGGTGCCGTCGGCGCGTTTGCGTAGGCCGCTTTGCGTGTAGATCCAGGATCCGCGAACGAGCGCGTACTCGGTGACGGTCTTGTGGGTGTGCTTGTCGATCCAGTGCGTGTAGGTAACGCGAACCTTGCGTGTGTCTGTGGTTTTCATTGCTTGGGCTTTCTTCTGGCGTTGCAGCCAGACAATGTAGAGGTTTTGTACGTCCTCTGTCGTGCTGGTGGACCAGTGGGCGATGCTGGGGCGGCAGAAGTCCGTGCGGTTGTAGTGCTTCGAGGTGTGGTGCCACTCTTCGACCTCGAGGAAGTACTCTCGCAGGAACTCGAGCGGGTACTCGTCGAGCTGTAGGTACGTTCGAGCGTCTGTGGGGAGCGCGTCCAGGATGTCGGCCTTGCCCCATTTGGAACGGGGTCTTAGGCCGCGGTCGTATGCGTCGAGAGCGTTGTTACTCATCGACCAATCGTCAGCGTAACCGGCCACGACTCACCACGCTCCCGCGCTGTACCGTTACAAGCTACTTGTTTGTGGCTTGTAGGACGTGCTTGCGCTCGTCCGCTCCAAGTCTCACGCGGTTTGCACCGCGGCTTGGTTCGCACTTCACTGGGTCCAGCGTTGCACGACCCGAGGTCGTTCCGTCTTCCGGTCCCTCCGCGCGCGTTTAGGGTCTCCGGGGCACTCCCGGCGACCTTGATGTTGATGGCCGCGTTCAAGTCACGGTCAATGGACAGGCCACACGCATCGCAGTGGAACACGCGCTCGAACAGGGACAGTTTGGCTTTCACTGCCCCACACTCCGAGCATGTCTTACTGGACGGGTACCAGCGGTTGATGACGTGTAGTGTCGCGCCGGTGCGCGCGGTCTTGTACTCCAACTGCCGGCGGAACTCGCCGAACGACGCATCGCTTACCGCCTTAGCGAGATGGTGGTTCTTCACCATGCCTGCCACATGCAGATCCTCGATACTGATGTCCGAGTAGGTTCCGGCAAGCCAGGTCGTTGCCTTGTGCATCGCGTCGAGCCGCTGGTTCGCGACGCGGACGTGGAGGCGCGCCACCTTGGCCCTGGCTTTGGCTCGCCGGTTCGAGCCTTTCACCTTGCGGCTGAGGGCTTTCTGCGCGCGCTTCAACCGCC